TTATTGTAGTATTACAGGTGTTTTACCATCAGTGATGATTACTTTATTATTGGTATTTCTTATAGCTTCTATCCATTTTTCTTGTAAAATCTTGTTGTCAAGTCCTTCGGCTCTTACGCGGTTGGCTTCGGCATCTATCTTGGCTTTTTCAAGGTTCATTTTAGAAACTTGGAGCTCATTTTTTACTTGTTCTGCTTGTTGTATTGCATTGTTTCTCAGTTCGATAGCTTTTGCCATAGAAGCAGGAGGTTTAAGCCCTGAAGTCAAATTGTTTAACTGAAAAAATTTATTTTCAAAATCTTTTTTAAGCCTAGTTTCTACTTGTCTTTCAAATGTATTGAGGTTATTCATCAGGCTGTCTGTGGTATAATTTCTGGCCTCTTCTCGGTAGGCGTTGGTCACCAGTTTATTCAGAATAGAATTTTCTACATTATCCATCATTACCTCTGGCTGGTTTATCCCTAAATGCTTGTAATTGAACACTATATCTACTCCTTTGCCTCTAATGGGCTGATATTGATAGGAAGGATCTACCGTGAAAACGCCTGCATCTTTCGCAGAAACCTGCACTGCTTGCGGATCTCCACTGGTCTCAAACATTGGTACTTGGTAGAGTTCTACCCCTGGGAAAAATGTCCATTGTCGCCCAGAAACGGTTGAAAAATCTGCTTTTCCGTTTCTACCGTAATTTTCCATCAGAACACCTTCATAGTTCGGTTCTACTCGGGAACAACCGTTCATCATTAAAAAAACAGCTGCCACGACCGAGCATCCTGTGATAACGCTTATAAGTGTATTTTTTTTGTTTAGCATAGTCTAAATATGTTTAGCACAAATATAATAAAAAATCCCCCAAATTTGGAGGATTTTATTGTTATTCTGTTTTAGCGCTTCTTTCTGCTCTTTTTCTATCTTCTTCAGATAAAAGTTTTTTACGCATTCTGATGAAATTAGGAGTCACCTCTATACATTCATCATGCTGGATATATTCCATGCATTCTTCTAGTGAGAAAAGAATTTTAGGCGCGATGCTTCCGTCTTTATCTTTACCTGCTGCACGCATATTGTTCAGCTGTTTCCCTTCCACGATATTTACTACTAAATCCCCAGGTTTGTTCTGTTCTCCCACAATCATACCTGCATATACTTCTTCCCCTGGGTCTACGAAGAACTTACCTCTATCTTGCAGTTTTTCAATGGAATACGCTGTAGTTTGACCTTGGTTTTTAGAGATTAAAACTCCATTGTTTCTACCGGCTATTGCACCTTTGAAAGGCTTATAATCCACAAATCTATGCGCCATAATAGCCTCTCCTGCCGTTGCGGTAAGCATTTGGGAACGAAGCCCTATAAGCCCTCTGGATGGAATTTCAAACTCTAAATGCTGCATTTCTCCTTTGGTCTCCATAATGTGCAAATCTCCTTTTCTTTGAGTTGCTAGGTCGATAACCTTAGAGGCAAATTCCTCTGGAACATCCACCACCAAAGATTCATATGGCTCACATTTCTCTCCATCAATATCTTTTAGGATAACCTGCGGCTGCCCAATGGTCATTTCATATCCTTCTCTTCTCATCGTTTCTATCAAAACTGAAAGGTGAAGAATCCCACGACCAAACACCAAGAAGGTGTTCGCATCATCAGTTCCCTGAACACGAAGCGCCAAGTTTTTCTCTAATTCTTTTTCTAATCTTTCTTTCAAGTGGTTAGAAGTCACATATTTACCATCTTTTCCGAAAAACGGCGAGTTATTAATAGAGAAAGTCATATTCAAAGTAGGCTCATCAATAGCGATTCTCGGTAGAGGCTCTGGATTCTCCAAATCTACGAAAGTATCACCAATCTGGAACGCATCAAAACCTACAATCGCACAAATATCACCTGCAAAAACTTCCTCCACTTTTTTCTTTCCTAACCCCTCGAATACATATAGTTCCTTTACTTTTCCTTTTACTATTTTGTTGCCTTCTTGTGAAAGCCCTATCCACTGCCCTTCTTTTACAGAACCTCTGGTAACTTTACCAATGGCAATTCTTCCCAAGAAAGATGAATAATCCAGCGATGTTATCTGCATTTGCAGTGCTCCTTCTTCTACTTTTGGTGCTGGAACATGTTTTAAAATCCCGTCTAATAAAGGTAAAATACTATCAGCAGGAGTCAAACTTGTATTAAACCATCCTTGTTTAGATGAACCATAGTATGTAGGGAAATCCAGTTGTTCTTCCGTAGCATTTAGGTTGAAAAACAGGTCAAATACTTTGTCATGAACTTCATCTGGACGGCAGTTATCTTTATCTACTTTATTGATAACTACTATTGGTTTCAGCCCTAATTCTAAAGCTTTTTGAAGCACGAATCTCGTCTGTGGCATTGGCCCCTCGAATGCATCTACCAAGAGAACAACCCCATCAGCCATTTTCAAAACTCTTTCCACTTCTCCCCCAAAATCGGCGTGTCCTGGGGTGTCTATCACATTGATTTTCGTGTCTTTATAAGTTACAGAGATATTTTTAGATAAAATGGTAATCCCTCTTTCTCTCTCCAGGTCATTATTATCCATAATCAAATCACCTGATTCATCACTCTTTCTAAAAATATTGGTAGCATGAATGATTTTATCCACCAAAGTAGTTTTCCCATGGTCTACATGGGCAATAATTGCGATATTTCTAATGTTTTGCATATATATTTTTTACGGAGGCAAAAGTAATAATTTTTTTTCAAACCATTTTTATGAACTTGGCGTATCTTAATTTTTATTAGAAATAAGTAATTATTTCATTAATTTTTTTGTATTTTCATAATATTTTTTTTATACATTTGCGAAATAATTATGAAAGAGAAAGAAAGAGTAAAACTTCATTTTAGTTTTTGCCATAGAAAACCTGAAAGGTCTTTCTTTTGGAAAGGAAAACAGTTTCCTGTATGTGCAAGATGTACAGGAATACATTTGGGGTATCTTTCTTTTCCATTCTTCTTATTTGGTGTAGTATCTCTCAATTTTTGGATGACTATTTTACTGATAGTTCCTACTTATTTAGATGGCTTTATTCAGGCTTATTATAATAAGGAAAGCACCAATATGAGAAGACTAATTACAGGACTAATGGCAGGTATAGGAACCATGTCTTTGGTCTCTATTACTGGAATATATATAGCTGAATTAATTTTAAAATTTGTTTAATTATGAGTGATTTAAATCAAAATCCTAATGTAAATCAACCACAAGATCAAGAAGATTTGGAGATGTGGATGAAAGTTCTTTCATTTTGTATTCCTATCGCGGGAGCTGTTATCTATTTTATGAACAAAGATAAAGCACCTGTAAAAGCAAAATCTGCATGTACTATGGCATTGATAGGTTTTGGTGTTGGACTTGTTTTACAAATCATCCAAAGAGTATTGATGAACTAGGAAAAACAATTATTAAAATGCATTTGAAAATTTTCAAATGCATTTTTTTATGAAAAAATTTGGTAGCAAAAAAAAATGTTGTATATTTGCAAAACAATATCGCGGGATGGAGCAGTAGGTAGCTCGTCGGGCTCATAACCCGAAGGTCGTAGGTTCGAGTCCTGCTCCCGCTACTAAGTAAAGGAGGAATAATAAACTTAATTGCGAAATCACTGATTTTTAGAGGTTTTATTAAGGGTTTATTATTCCTCTTTTTTTGTGTTTTGGTCTCTATGTTGGTCACTCAGTAGATAAAAGTAGTGCCTGGTTGTGTTTTAAACTTTTAAAACATAACTGAAATGATAGAAAACATAAGCTTTGGAAAAGATGCTGCTTATCTCTATGCAGCTATGAACTACAATTTTTTTATAAAAAAAGAGAGTGACAAATCTGGAAAGTCACCTATTTATCTCAATGTAAGATTGAACGGAAAAAGAGCAAGAATCTCTACTTTATTAAAAATAGAAGAAAAACACTGGGATAAAGAAAAGAAAAAAGTTATCAAGTGTGATGAAGCAGATGATTACAATCTTATTCTGAAACAATTAGAAAACAGAATCACTAACATCATCGTCAAACACAGACTTTCTGAAACTCCACTTACAATGGATATGTTTCTGAATCAGCTAAAAAACGCACCACCAAGTTATGATTTGGTGCAATTCTTTGAGCATGTAATCCAAGACCAAGACCTGTCAGAATCTACCATAATAAAACATAAAGGAATATTCAATAAGCTCAAAAACTCCAAAATACCAAGCTCTTTTCCAGATATCAATTTGCTTTGGTTCGACAAATACAGATCCTATTTAAAAAAATTAGGAAATAATTCTGCTACAGTAAATACCAATATCAGCATCATCAAGAAATACCTTCGCATGGCAAAAGCGAATGGAATAAAAATCTATGTGAATCTAGATTGGGTCAAGGTCGGTTCTACAGGAGGAAGAATCATTTGGCTCAAAGAAGAAGAAATAAAGAAAATGGAGGAATACTACTATTCTTCTTTTATTCCAGAACATTTGAAGTTAAGTTTGGGATATTTTCTATTTTCCTGCTACACGGGACTGAGAATTTCCGATGTAATGGAAAGAAATCGTGATGACTTCAACGCTGACACCTTTGAGTTTATTTCGATTAAAACGAAAATGCGCCAAATCATAGGAATAGGACAGAAATGCCGACAAATAATAGACAACAACCCTATGCTGTTCATCGCAAAAAAAGCAGGAGTTCACATCAATAAGCAAATCAAGGAAATTGCTAAAATATGTGGAATCAAAAAAAATATATCATTCCATACAGCAAGACACAGCTTTGCTACCAATTACCTAATCAAAGGCGGAAAGGTGGAAAATCTGCAAAAGTTATTGGGACACACTAAAATAATGACTACAATGAAGTATGTTCATATTATAGATGAAGAGGCTGCACTAACGACAAACATCTTCGATTAAAAAACTTTTGCCCCTAAATAGGAGCAAAAGACTAATAAGTTTCAGTTTCTATCTCTATAGAATAGTGCTTGTCCGAAATGGAATTTTTTACCCAGGATTTTATCCAGTGCCTTTTATTATAGGCAAAAATTTCCGAGCGGATATCATACTTACGGATTTTGTTTTTTTCCGCAATGAATGTCCATTTGTAACTGAAGTTAGACAACCTGTTCATATACCAGGGCTTAAGATGCTCGGCGCACTCCTCTCCTTCTAGCCCTCTCGGATTGGTGGCGTGGTTGTCGCCGTCTCTGTCCAGCCCAGCATAATAAACCAGCATCAAGGAACTTTCCTTGTAAGCCTTGGCGGTATTAGCGCCACGGAAAAACGCCATCGGAAGACAAAAGCCATTAACAGTAACTTCTGTAGTATTTTCAGGCACAAAATGAGGATTGAGCTGATAGCCTTTTTCATTGAAGAAAATATTTCTGTTTTCCATTCCCTCTACTTCTGGAAATTTCAAATGAAAATACTCTTTATCAGTAAATTTCCTGATAGGATTTTCTACCTCAAAGGCTCTGAAATCCTCTGGCTCCTTGCTCTTATCAATTCTAATAAGATTCATTATTGCCTTGGAGCCGTCAAAAGTAAGGTCATAGTTTCGCCAGTTCTTGATGATGGTCACCAAATCCCCGAACGACATATCTGGCACTGCTTTTTTAAGATTAACCCTATTGAAATTAAATACATACGGAATCACATTGCCCTCTATGGTGTGCTGTCTCATCGGTCGGATTTCCATATACGCCAGACCTATATCTTTTTTAGAAGAATCCATTAAATGCGGCGCCTCTAAATAGCCGTAATATTCAAAGACAAATTCCTTCCTATCCACGGCGTCCTGCTCGCTGACATCTAAAACAAAACTTAAATTCTCCACCACTTGGCGCTGATTACCAGCACCGAAAGAATAAACATGCTTGCCTCCATAATAGAGATTAACATCAGCACCCTTCAATGCATTATGCACTTTAAAATAAATTCTGTATTTCCCTGGCGCCTCTATCACTACTGATTTTTTCCACTTCCCAAACATATCGCCCCCAGGAGTCCGCTCAGTCAAATACACTTCCTCCTTGAACATGCTGAGTTTATGTAGTTTTTGGTCTCCTGTGGTGTAGTAGTTTTTATCGGTAAAAATACATCGCTGAAGCAGATGCTCATCGCTAAGAATATCCCCCATAAGCTGGAAACCAGCATCTTTAAACCCAGCCCTTAGAACATACAGCAGGTAAGGCATCGGATGGATGATGTTTTTATTATAAACATCCATGCCGTCCTCTACTCTATTTCTAGGGAAACTCTTTTCAGCCTTTCCCTGTTCCTGCACTCTGTTGTTTATCATCGAATCAAAATATTTCCACTCCTCACTGTCCAGATTGTATTCATCTGTATAGAGTTTTGGGAAATTATAATCTGATGCAGGATAGCTCTTTTCCACGACTTCATTGGCGTGCTGGTAGATGTCTGGAACTTCGAAATTATGCAGAGGCAGATCTGCTAGTTTTTTGTCAAAATTCGGTAAGTTTTCAAATCCAGAATCAATCTGGAATTTTAGCGACTTTGTCCCAAACTCCAGAATCTCGATTTTTCCTTTTCTCCGTTTCCCCTCGTGAATATGGATTCCATCATGAAACCGCTTAAGTTTTGAATTATCAAGCGAAGAAAACTGACCTATCTTCCTAAGAAATTCCACCGTATAAGGAC